CACGGTGGCGTAAAACCGTTTCGCTCAATGTCACAGTTGGTACCCAGAAGTTTCCAGTCTTCTTGCGAAAGTACGAGTACCTGAGGGAGTACTGGCCAAACGCCACCGACACCGAAGTACCTAAGTTTTATTGCGATTACGACTACGACCATTGGCTGGTTGCGCCTACCCCGGCAGATGACTACGCCTACGAGGTTCTTTATTACGAGCGGGTCCAGCCTCTGGATTCGTCCAATCAAACGAACTGGTTCACGCAAAACGCCCCTCAGGCGTTGCTTTACGGAACCCTGCTGCAGGCGATGCCCTTCTTGAAGAACGATGAGCGCATCCCGATGTGGCAGGCCCAATACACTCAGGTTGTCCAAACCCTGAAGATCGAAGACATCTCTCGGGTGGGTGACCGTCAAACCGTTGTGAGGGATTCATGACTTTTACTTCACCATTTACGGGTAACGTCATCCAGCCAACGGATGTCTCTTACCGTGCGATCACCCTAAGCGCTAATACGCAGTTGGAGTGGCCAATCAATGGCAACGCCACCGACAACTACTCCGCGAGGATCATGCAGGTCACGGCCACCACCACGGGGCTACAACTGCGGATGCCGCCTGCCAACCAGACTTCCGTAGGTAACGACGCCCTAATCCGTAACGTCGGGGCAAATGCCTTTACGGTCACGGACTACTTGGGTGGCAACACGATCATCTCGGTGGGCGCAGGCGAGACGAAGTACATTTACATTACGGCTAATCCTGATGAGGAGGGGACCTGGGGAAACATTTCCTTTGGCGTTGGATCCTCTTCAGCAGATGCCGCAACTCTTGCTGGGTTTGGTCTTCTAGCAACGTCTACGACCCTTAATCAGTCACATCCTATTACGACCTTTTCATCAAACTTAACGGCCACCGCGGCGTTTCGAGCGCAGGCTTATGTCTGGACGGGTGGCGCTGGAACTCTTACGTTAACGGCATCGAGCACGCTTGGAAACAACTGGTTCGTTTTACTTCGTAACGCAGGAACCGGCAATCTAACAGTTGCTCCATCGGGTGGTGATCTAATCAACGGTTCGGCAACAATTGACCTTGCGCCTACGGACTCGTGTTTTGTTTGTTGTTCAGGAACTGCCTTCTTTACGGTTGGTTTAGGAAAATCAACTCAATTCAACTTCACCCAGTTAACCAAAGCGGTTACGACGGGAAGCGTTACGTTGACGGCAACAGAAGCCTCTAACGTCATTCAGAAGTACACAGGTACGCTTTCTGGCAATGTGACGGTCACGATTCCTCAAGTTATTCAGATTTACTACATTACAAACCAGACGGACGGCACAGGTGCGGGATACGACATTTCGTTTACAACTGGAGTCGGTGGGGCAACAAACGCCACGGTGCCTGCGGGTCAACAAGTCATACTGCTTTGCGATTCGGTAAACGTTTTCAACGCCTCTACGGTAGCTGCCGGAGCTTCAACTTTGGCGCTTTCTAACGGAACGGTAGGCACCCCTTCATTAAGTTTTGCGGCTGAGGGTAATACTGGTATTTACCGTCCCGCGTCAAGTGAATTTGGAATCACAATTGCCGGTACTCAGCGCGTGAATGTCACGGCAACTGGTATTGACGTAACGGGTACGGGTATTTTCTCAGGTGGTATCTCAGGCGGCACCTTTACATGACGAGTAAAGTCTTTGCTCTGGATACAAAGCCGGGTATCCAACGGGACGGCACCCTATTTGATAAAGACTTCTATACAGACGGTCGGTGGGTGCGATTTCAGCGTGGCCGTCCCCGTAAGATGGCTGGTTTTCGGGTGATCTCAGACCAGATGAAGGGACCCTCTCGAGGGATGTGGGTCTACCCTCAGGACGCTTTTAACGGAATTTTCAGCGGCTACAGCGATGGCCTGCAAGAGCTTTTCATTGACGACAACGGAATTGGTTCAGGAATTACGGATTTCACGCTCTCTGACTTTACTGCGAACCCTAACAATCTTTGGCAGTTCGATGGCTTTTATAACGTCACGGGCGGTGTTCAAGACCTGTTGGCGCACCCTGGACAAAACCTTGCCGCCATTGACAGTACGGTTGATACACCGGTTTTAGTAGGTGACATTAATGGATCAACCATGTCACAGATCGGTGTCTTCACGGACTCCGTGACAACGGCAAGCGGCTCTCCAATTGTCACAATTGCGGCTCTTAACATCAGAATTGGTGCAGGACAGTCGGTATCAGGTGCGGGTATACCCTCAGGAACCACGGTTTCATCGGTGTCTGGCTTAAACGTCACACTTTCAGCCAACTGCACGGCTAGCGCAACCGTCACCGCAACCTTTGATAACAACGTTGAAGTGTCTGGTGGCGTCGTTTCGTTGCACCCCTATATTTTTGTTTACGGCAATGACGGTCTTATCAGGAACTGTTCGGCTGGAGACCCTTCGGATTGGGTCTCAGCAGACGCTAACGAGGTCAATGTGGCGACCGGCAAGATCGTTAAGGGCTTACCTGTACGAGGCGGTTCAAACTCCCCCTCAGGGCTTTTCTGGAGCCTTGACAGTCTTATCCGTGTGTCTTACTCACCTCAGACCTTAGGAGTCTCAGGAACGGCCAACTTTGGCGTTACGAACTTCTGGCGCTACGACATCATCTCGTCGCAGACCTCGATCCTCTCGTCGCAGTGCGTCATTGAGTACGACGGGATTTTCTATTGGATTGGCGTTGACCGGTTCCTGCTTTATAACGGCGTGGTTAAAGAGATCCCAAATCCGATGAACCAGAACTATTTCTTTGACAACTTGAACTACACCCAGCGGCAGAAGGTCTGGGCGACCAAGGTGCCAAGGTTCGGTGAGGTCTGGTGGTTCTACCCTCGAGGCGACTCGGAAGAGTGCAACGACGCGATCATCTATAACGTCAGGGAAAACACTTGGTATGACGCAGGAACGGCTCTAGGCACCCGCAGAAGCGCCGGGTACTTCTCCCAGGTGTTTGCCTTTCCGGTAGCGGCTGGATGGGACGCACAGGCTGCGGAGACGGTTACAACAGAGACCGCTACGGTAACCAGTGGAAGCCCTTTCTTTTATCTGGCGGCCTACAACATCAACGTGGCTCTGTCTCAGGTTTTAAGTGGCACAAATATTCCTGCAGGCACGACCGTTGAGTCGATTACCTCGAGCAATATAAACGCCCTGACAAACCTTGTCGGTGGGTCGTTGTATTCCAATGGGTCTTACACGGACGTTCCGTTAACGGGAGGGTCCGGTTTTGGTGCCACCGCAGATGTTACCGTTTCGGGTGGCGCGGTGACGGTCGTTACGATTGTTTTGAGAGGAGCCGGTTATGTCGCTGGGGATAGTCTGTCTGCTACTGACGCTAATCTGGGTGGTGGCGGTGGGTCGGGGTTTTCAATAGACGTTGATACGATCTTTCCGATGGGCATTGAGATGTCAGCCAACGCCACAGGAACCGGTTCGGTAACGATTACTTTCTCAACGCAAGACGACATTATTAAGGTCTACCAGCACGAGATCGGTGTGGACGAGATTGATGGCCAGAACACTTTTGCCATTGAGTCCTTTGTAGAAACCAACGATCTGAGTTGGGTGGCAGGTGGACCCTCTCAGCAGTCTCCGGTGGGTGAGAATCGTTGGTTGCGATTGGAGCGGGTGGAGCCTGATTTTATTTTGAGTGGCGACATGAATCTTTACGTTACTGGCCGACCTTACGCTCAGTCCGAAGATAAGACTTCTGAACCGTATGTCTTTGATCAGACCACCAACAAGATCGACATGAAAGAGCAGCGCCGAGAGATGCGCCTGCGATTTGAATCGGATGAAGCAGGTGGGAACTACCAGATGGGCAAGGTCATTCTGAATGCAACCTTCGGTGATGTAAGAGGCTACTAATGTCTCAGCCGCTTCTCTACGATCCTCGGTACCACACCTTCGAGTCGTGGGCCTGCCTGTTATGCGAGCAGTACGCCGCCAATCAGGTAGAGATACCGAATCAATACACCGACTGGAAGATGTGGGGCAACGGACTAAAGGCTATTGACATCTTCGTAAACGAGGCGATCCCTGATACCGACAATTATGAGAATTGGTATGACTGGGCAGAGGCCTTGTTAGCCGCAATTAACCCGAGGGTTGCGTAATGGCGCTTAAATTTGACTTCTCAGGTTCCAACTTCTCAAATCTTGACTTTTCGGGCCTCAACTTCTCGGGGTTCAACCCATCTACTTTCGGCCTTGCGCCCATTGACCTTTCTAAGGTTACTGCGCCCTTATCGGATGCGGAGCTTTTTGCATCAGCTTCTCGTGCGGCAAGTTTACCAGTAGTTTCAGGAGCATTAAGCTCTGTAAGCACAACACCCACATTTAATCCAGCCGACTACGGTCCACCCTCTCCAGTTGTGTCTGCACCAACAGTAGACGAAAACAAAGTCATTCAAGATTATGTCAACGCAACAATGGCCTCTAACCCTAACGACTGGGTCAATATAGTCGCGCAACGAATGGATGAAGTGGGCGTATCTCCATCAAGACTTCAACAAGCATTCCCCGATTTAAGCGTTGAGCAAATTCAACAATCCTACGAAGAAGCAAGACCAACTGGAAAGTACTCAACACCCGCAGAAACAATCACGATCAACAAAGACTTTACGCCTGCACCGCTTAGTAACGTTGAGACGCTCAACATCAATCCGTATTTATATACAGTCAAACCAACGACGACATTTGATCCGGGTGAGTTCGTTGGTCCGGTAGCACCAGGCTCACCAAAGCCTTCTCCAACAACTGCAACAGACCTGACCCTTACGCCATCTTTTTTAAGTCAAGTGCAAGCTGAAGAGGATGTAAGGCAAGCCTTTCAGCGGGTCTTAGGACGGCAACCCTTTGCGGGTTCAGGCTCAGGATTGGAGTTTTGGACCAATGAACTTGTAAAGGGCAACGTCACACTTGCTGATCTTGATCAAGCCATTGCTTTTGGCGCTCAGGGTGGCGACAGACTTGCCGCTAACAAGTTTCTTGGCACCAACTACTTTAAGGTTGCTGATCCAACGACAGTGCCTTACGCCTCTCTTTTACAACCTACGACAACAGTTACCGATCAGCCAAGCGTTGTCCAGACGTATAACCAAAAAGCGCAGGAGCGCGTAGAGCAAGACAAGCCTCTTTTCAATACATGGGAAGACCTTCCTAATATTGACGAGACAGAGATACAGATGGCCAAGGACGCTGGCTATCAGTCACCGGGCGCGTATTTTTTAGCAAAGGTTGAAAGTACTGATCCATCGCTTTCTTCATGGCGCGAATCAACAAGGCAAGAAATTTTAGGCTCTAAAGATCTTAAAGATCAGTACGAAGATCTTTATAAACCACCTATTGACAGAGACGCAGAAGAAACAATTTATCAAGAATTAAAAAGGCAGTATGAGGTTGCTAACGAAAATGGATTTGGGTACAGATACGAAGGCGATCTTGAGGCGATTTGGCGCAGAGAGGCAGGAATACTTGCTGCAAGCGGTGTTAAAAGCATTTATGACATAGGCACTCGATCAGTTGACAGATCTTCAGTCATAGAGGTAGGAAGTTCTAGACCTAATTATCAATGGATGACAGAACCGTCATCAACTATACAAAATGTTTATAAACGTGGTGATGATTATTATTACGAGTCAGGGGATCATGAAGGCGCTCCTGATAGATTTAAAATCGACCCAGCTCGGATTCTTGATGTCCAACAAGATGTAAGAAAAAGTTATGACGGTGAAAGCGGTAACGAATCTGTTTATTACTCTGGAATCAAAATCCGAGTTAAAGATGACCCTCGCACTGAGTTAGTCAACAAAAATACTAATGACCCTGTTTATGATATAGAGCTGCATAATGAGTGGCGCGATGACCCCTCAGCATACAATCTTATGGGTCGCTCGGGATCTGACATAGTCACTATTGATTCTAACCGTGGCTTTGACAGGATTCACACAAACTACGGCGTAAGGGGTGCGGCAGACTTATCTTTTCAGATGATTCCTGATGGGCAAGGCGGTGAGATTCCGTTTATCTTGCCAATTTACAGGAGTACAAAAACTGACCTTACTCCGCTTGTGTTTCTTGCAAGTGCGTTTCTTGGCCCTTACGCCGGAACAATTGGCAAGTCATTGGGTTTTACCGGGGCTACTGCGTCGGCAGTTGGTGCAGGGGTAATCTCTAGCGGCACGCAACTTGTTGTTAACGGCAAGATTGATCCGGGCAGTCTTTTTTTGTCTGTGGGAGGAGCGTATTTGGGGGCAACCGGAAACTTGACTGGATCAGATATTGCCGTTGATGCCGCTCAGCTTGCTGAGCAAGGATTAAGTTCGGCGCAAATCGCTGAGACCCTTACGTTTACTGGTGTAAACCCCGTCACGGCCAACCTTGCAGGCACCTTTGCATCTGCTGGTATATCAGTAGAGATCGCTCCGATGATTATTGCTGGCACCCAGAACATGGGCCTCACCGCACTAGCGATGGGCGAACTAGACGCTGATGCCCTGACTCAATCGTTTTTAGCCGGTGCATCTGGTGAGGCATCTAACCTTGCGGTGGACAAGATTATTGGTGACGAAAATCTTCAGGCCATCGCGGATGCTACCGGATTGTCAAAGGACCAAGCCGGATCCATTGCCACATCGGCGCTTACCAATGGGATGAACGCGGAAATTCTTGGCACCGACAAAAGTTTTTTAGACGCCGTTACAGAGACGCTTGTTGTAAGTGGTGTAAGCACCGCAACCGCCAATAAAGTAGCGACGGCTCTTGATGACACGACATCAAGCAAGGGCAGGGCGGCCATCGTAGGTGCCACCAAAAATATTATGGATGTCGCAGGAACGGCGGCATGGAATGACATGGATGTCGGAGATGCTTTAGAGACTATGGCACCCACCATCATCGGGAGTGCATTATCGACTTACGTTAGAACTCCAGAAACCGCTAAGACAGATGACAAGGCAAAGGTTGCAGAGGCAGAGGGTGTGGAAGTTGCTGGCCCTGCAGATCAAGAAGCTCTTGCGGCAACTCGCAATCAACCACTTGTTGGCGAAACTGCATCAACGCCTGTCACCGATGATAGCGGCACAACCCGTCGAACAGTCTCTGGCGAGAACAACGAAGGTCAGCCCTACAGTTACACCATCGTTACAGATTCTGACGGCAATGTCTCGTACAGTTACCAAACAACGACCGGAGACATGGTCACGAGCGCTACCCGACCAAATCTTAAATCGACCCGAGAAGAGGGTGGCGTCGAAGTTACACCGGTGACGATCAGCAATATTGAAGAAAAGGCTTTAGAACCTACGGTCAGTAAAGATAAGGCACTTGAAGAGATCGGCAAGGAGACGACCTTCTCAGGGGCATTTGATAAAGCCAGAGACCTGCTTGGACCTGGCGAGACATTTGACTGGAAGGGTAAGTCTTACAGTACGGCCACCGCAGAAGAACGCCCTGACCTCGTAACGGTTAAGCCTGGCGACAACACACAAACCGATACCGGTGCGGCGTTCCACATGAACGTGGGCAGAAAATACACCGACGCGGAAATGAACATCTTAAATGCGTCGTTGAATGACCTTGTTAACAACGTCAATCAAGTCAACGCGCCAACAAGTGAGATGGATTTCGTTACGGCTGCCGCAACGGGTCAAGAGGTCCCCGTTGTTGGAGACAAGATTAGTTCGGACATTATCCGACCTTTTGTTGCAACGCTCGGTGCCGCAACACGAGGTGCCGCTGAGGTTGTGGACTACACTCGAGGCACGCTCGAGGGCATGGAGGTTATTGATCGAAATAGCCCGTTATGGAAGGGAATGACGGACATGGCTGACGCCATGCAAGAGACGGCAGACTTCCAGATCGGTGATTACCTTAAAAGCAAAGAGCAGAATTTAATCAAGACCGTCAGCGACGCTGATTTAGCAGACAAACCAGCCGCGTTGGTTAGAGCCATTTACGAAAATCCGACTGCGCTACTTACGATGGGCATTTCCGAAATGGTAAATGAGGCACCGTCGATAGCGGCAATGGCTTTGCTTGCTGGTCCAACTGCAGTTTATAAGGTGCTATCACTTGGGGCAGGAGGTCTCACCAACTTTGTTGAGACCTTTGGTCAGTCATATAACGAAACTCGTGATTTAGGGGTTAAATCCGGCATGACCGAGGATGATGCTCATACGGCGGCTCAAAAGAGCGGTGTGGCGTCGGGCATTCTCAGTGCCACATTAGGAACGTTGGCAGAGGTTCCGCTTGTTCGTAAAGCATTTGGACCGGGTGGAATCTCAACATCAATTAAACGAGAAATGGCCACGGAACCGTTTGAGGAGGGTGGTCAGCAAGCCGTCATTGAGTACCTAGCAACAGGCAAGGTCGATATCAACAACGTCGCCACCGCCGCAGTCATTGCGCCTGCAGTCGCTGGAACGACTACGGGCATGATCGGGACGGCGTTGAGTATTGATAGTACAGGTGAAGCCGCGAACGCCGTTATATTCACGAACGAACCAGAAAATAGCTCTGCGATAAGCCAAGAGGTCAGCAACATCCTAGGGTCCTCTACGAACATTCAAGATGCCACCCAGTCGATCACAAACACCCTGACTGATATGGGCATGGACCCAACCGCGGCAGTAGCCGTGGGCAACACGGTGGCCGCCGAGCAGGTAGTCAATAACATTAACTCGCAGTTATCTGAAGACTCCAAGTTCTCTATCAACAACTTGAACACCCTCGTCGGTGCAACGGACCAGGGCGCTCCGGTGACCTTGGGTGAGTACATCGGATCGTCGGTCTCTAACGTCGGGCCTAACATCTTTGTATCGCCAGACATTGCCATTGGAACAAAGAATGACGGTTCGGTCCTGACGGTGGCTGACATCTCTGGCTCTCTGGATATGACCCAGACCAAGGGCGACACCACTACACAGACGACCACCCAGACGAACCCAGATACGAACACCACGATCAAGACCGAGACAAAAACCGGCCCTGATACGAACATCACAACGACCACCGAAACCAACCCTAACACCAACACACAAACCAATACGGTTACGAACACCGACACTAACATCCAGACCGAAATTAAAGTTGACAACAACACGGTTGTGGCAACAGAGACTAATCTTGATACAAATATCAAAACTGACATTACGACCAATGTTGACAAGATCATTGAGGATCTTGTTGATACTGGCGTAAAACCTGCAGATGCCCTCAAAATAGCGGTTGAGGAAGTCAAGGAAGACGCAAAGTCAACAACAACACGAAAATCTGGTGCAGGCACAGCATTAACAGGAGCGGGTATGGCACTTCCAGCGCTAGGATCACTTGTCGATGAGGGCAGAGACTTGAATCCCCTCGTAACAACCGGAAAACGAGAATTTGAAAGCCCACTTGCCGCGTTTATGAGGATGGTAAGTGGCGAAGAGAACGTTGAGCCACCACCAGTTGAGAAGAAAGAGCCGTCTATGGACTATTACAGTTATGGGAAATCCGCCGAAATTGACGACGTTTTAGGGGATGTAACTCCCTCCGGATTGCCTAGTTTTGAGTTTGCTGAGCTTGGTGAGATGGGGCCGTCATTCCAGATGCGTTCTGGTGGTCTGGTTCCCCCCTTTGCAGGCGGTGGACCATTAACCATGGCGGCTGGTAAGCTCCGTAAAGACTACCGGCAAGGTGATGCCGTAGAGGGTCCTGGCGACGGCCAATCGGACGATATTCCAGCAATGCTTGCAGACGGTGAATTTGTGCTCCCGGCAGACGTTGTAGCGGCTCTGGGTAATGGATCTAACAAGGCAGGTGCGGATAAACTATACGACATGATGCATAACATTCGGCGTCAGGCTCGTAAAGGCGATCCTAAAGACCTGCCGAAACCGGCCAAGTCGCCGTTGCAATACATGACAAGGAGATAGAGATGGCGATTACGCAAGGCGATCCGTTACCAGATATTACCAAGACGACCACGACGGAGCAGCAGGCTCCCGATTACTACACCGACTATCTTGAAGGTCTTTCTAAGGCTGGCGAAACTGCGCTTGGCCTAACTGGTGCCGAGCTAATTGAGGGTTATGATCCGCTCCAGACGACCGGTTACGATAAGATTGAAGATGCCGCTGGAGCTTATGAAGATCTTATGGATCTCGCGGAGACCACAGGCAAGACCTTTGGCGGAATTGGTGCCACAGACATCAGCGCTTTCCTCGACCCGTATCAAACGGGAGTTTTAGACGAACTTGACAGACTCTCTGCTCAGAACGTCCAGAGGAACCTCTTGCCGGGGCTTAAAGCCGGTTTCGTGGGTTCTGGAGGCTTAGGTAGCCAGAGGTATGCCGGAGCTTTAGGGCAGTCTCTAGCAGACGTTGAGCTTGGTTTAGCAGGCCAGCGAGCCGGGTTGATGTCCAAGGGCTACCAAGACGCCATTGCGAACGCATTCAAGCAGGCTCAGGAAGAGCGTCAAGGCGCTGCCGCTCAGGGTGAATTAGCGACACTGGCACAAACGCTTGGGTTGCGTGAGGTTGGCGCACTTACCGGTGCTGGCGCTGAAAAACAAGCCTACGAACAGTCCATCATTGACGCACCCCTAAAGACTGCGATGAATGTTCAGGGCTTACTGCGTGGTTATACGGTGCCTCAAACCGAACTCGAGACCTACGTTGGACCGGGAGAGCAGGGCCAGTATCAACAGTCCGATCTTGCCAACGTGCTTGGAATTCTTTCGCTTATTGGTGCGGCTACTGGAAATGTTTCTAATGTTCAACCGGGCGCGGTTGGTTCAACTCAGTTGGGTGGCTCCGGATTGGCAACGCTTTACAAAGAAGCAAAGGACTTCTTTAAGGATACCGACATATTTGGTACAACACCGTCTTACGAATTTGGTGAAGACGCCGGAAGCGCCGATGTCACTGACTATGGATACTATTAGACGGGGAAAATCATGGCAACTAAACCAACGACCACCATCGGTGCTCTGCCGTATCAGCCTGTGTTACCTGGCGAAGTGATACCAGAGCAAAACATTGCTACTGAGCAGGCCCTTGAAAACATGATGGCGGCCTTAGAGCGGCGCAAACAAAAGCCCTTCTTCGATCCAACTCTTCTTAGTGTAGCGGCTGGATTTTTAACG